CGGCGCTGTATATACACGATTCATTATCTCACCACAGCAGACAGGGTTGTCTGCCTCGGCATGAATGCTACGCTCTACTTCTTGCATGCCACCACAGACGGCGCACTTGTAATCATACTTCGGCACTCTCGCCTCCAATCGGACATTTATCTACACAGTTCCATACCAATTCCATGTATGCCTTGCCCTCGACTCGTCGTATCTCAGTGTAGCAGTCGGAGTCGTGCATGTACTTAATCATTGTCGCTCTCCTGAATGTGACGGTATGCAGATTTCATATCACGAATGCCGTGCATTTTGAAATATAGGGAGACTCGTAGGTTGCTATAAAGTTTGCGTAGTTTGCGCCATGGCATAGCACCTTGACGATGTGCCTGCATGAGCCAACCTTCTCTACCTTCTGGGACTATGAGATTCATTCTTCGCCCTTTCCAAATGGATTCTGTCCACCGAGATGGTTGTTCAGACGGCGCAACGCGCCATCTACCTTACGGTGTGCGGTGGTATCGCTAATCTCTAGCACGCCTGCAATGTCAGCAAAGGTCAATTGCTCGTAAAACTTCATCTGCAAGATAAGTCTGTCCTGTGGGTCTAACTTGGCCAACGCACGGCGTATGTCAAACATCTGCACCACATAGTTGCCACCCTCGGCAGGGTTACCACCGCCAGATACCTTTGGCTTGGTGGCATCAGTTGTATTGACAACATCATCCCAGACAAACGGCAACATCTCAGAGAGTGTGATTGGGTCGTAGTACTGCTCATCACGAATCTCGTAGCCCAACTTCTGCGCCTTCAAGCGCCGGCAATACTTGTCAGCCTGGCGAGTTAGTGTCTTACCCAACTGCTTGACGCCACCCTTGTAATCCTCTGGTGATTGGTCCTTGTCAAGCCACTGCTTGACCTTGTCCTCACGACGCCACACCCATGCCAATAACTCTTGACGCACGTCGGCCACGTCGAAATACACTTGATACTTACGATGCACGACTCGTGCCACTTGCGAGGCTACATCACTCGCTTCCTCAAACCATAACTCAGCCATGAAGCAAACTCTCTGGTGAGTGCAGGTACTCCTGCTTAACTGCATACACCGGTGCGCGCATCGATGTGTTGTAGTGCAACTCTGTCTGTGCTTCATAGCCATATACCCAGCCATGAATAAGGGCTAGGTCATACGATGGCAAAGTCACCAACAAATACTTACGCTCTGGATTATCGTCGCTATTGACCAGCAACTTGCCGGTGGCATACGCAGTAGTGCGTACTTCAAACGGTCCGACATCGCCCATCTTACGTTCTTCAAACAATGCAAATGGATATTTATCCTGCCAGCGTGCAATGGCTATCTCGCCAAGGCATCCGCTAATCTCACGCGCTACTTGCTCGACCCATGTCGGAGCCTTACCATGCGATGCGTCGTTGCCTCTGGCACGATTAAAGTTAAACCGAGCAACGGCTTCGGTTGTAGCAAATGCAATGTCGCCAGGCGACATGCCGATTTCTACCACCGCCACACTTTTCCTCCGACAACGAATGAACGATTGATGATAGGAACCAACTGAGGCGTGACGTTTTTACCGTCCACATGCAAGATAGCAAAGCCCTGTTGCCAGGTGAACAGACCAGCCTTGATATACTTTGCGTGCTTCAGGTTCATAAGATGGCCAACCTCCAAACCCCAAACAGTTTTTCCTTTACCAGCCCAACTCTGCGTCCAATGGGTAAGTCCCATTCGGTGCGTATGTCCGCAGACAACACTGACGCCTGCCCTCTTTGCAAGTCCAAGAGCAGTTGCTCCAGCAGTAGGCTGGATATTGCCTTCATCTCCGTGGACAAGTATCCAATTAGGCGCAAGTTCGTAGGGCTGATGGTGATATGTAATTCCAAGTTCATCAAGTTTGAGGAACTTCTCAATCTCCAACTCAGGTAAGCCGAGCAATCCTGGGGCTTTAGATTTAAGTTTGTTATACAGTCTGTCACTGTGATTTGACCGGCTGATATGCTTGATGTTAAGTGACTCAAGTAATCTAACAGTGATGTCTCGGTGCTTTCCGATGTCATACTTCCACTCTCCTCCTGAGCCTTCTTCCCAACGACTGATTTGTGGGAAGTCAATTTCATCACCAACGGATACAACTTCATCTGGCTTGTAAGCCTTGATGAACTTTGCAAGAGTCGCTGTCGCACCCTCGTCGTGGTACGGTGCTTGAAGGTCCGATACGACTACAATTGTTTTCATCCTTTAGGCCATAAGCCTCTCTGAATCATCAAGCCGATGACTCCATAGTTTGCAAGGTCTTTGAATGAATCTTCGATTGGTTCGTGCTGTGGCTTAATCTGTTGCTTCTTGACCAGGTTCTTTAGTCTCTCGAACTTGTCCCCAATACGGACAAGTAAACCATTTATTGGCCCACCATGGGCGTTGTTGATATTGCCAGGGCCGTAGTCCAACTGCTTCGTAATCAACAGGTTGCCTATCTCGTCCATTATCTGCCATACGTTGTCACAGAATTCCTTATGGCCGGCAGGGAAATTGTTATCTGATTGCTCTGCTGGTCTATGTTCTGCACGATAAACCCCGCCTTGTGTAGTAAGTTCAATGCTACTTCCAAGTCCTCTTGCGTCACTCATATTCTCCCCCACTAAACTATCCGACAAAGTAATAGTTCTTGTCTTGCTCGTTTAACTCGTAACAGTATATCATCTTTTTATCTTTATCTATCAGTTCTATCTGGTCTAAGACCCAACAGATTTCTGGTACTGGTGCGCCGTCCTGCGGACCGTACATAAAGGTTGGCACTAGAAGCCTTGCACAACCGTGATAGTAATCTTGCCGCCTGTTGCCGTGTCGTACTTGCTGGCTATCTGAATAGCCTTGGTAACAATTTTCTTAGCCTTGGCTAAGTCATCCACCATCGTGCCATTGGTCAGCGCATCCATAGCACCCAACGCAAACTGCTCGCCACTGCCTGCGACATACAGGTTATTGACGGTACGCTCCCACGAGTAATCCTCGTCGATGCGATAGACCTGACCCTTGACTACAACAATGAAGATGTTGTCATGCTCAACCGACGCATCGCCCTTGTTAATCTCATAGCCTGCCTCAGCAAAGGTGCGTCGAATGGCAGGAATGAGTTGGCGAGTGACATACTTGTCTGTGTCTTTGGTGTTGATGACCGGTGGTGCGAAGTCATGTTGAAGCAGGTTAATGCCTCGCACCGCACCAGCACCAGCAAAGACTATGTTGCTGTTCTTAAATACTTTACCGTCTGGGATGTTGATGGCAAAGCCATCCTCGCCAGAGGATTGCGAATCAGCCCCGACTACTACCCAGTCAGGGCCTTGAATCGCTGCGATGGTTGTCACGCCGCCAGCCTCTCGTCGAACCAGTTCTTACCTAGTTGTAAGTATATCTCATTAACGTCCATATTGGGTGGCAGTTGAACGATAGTGGCTTTGTCTAGGTCTTCCTTAATTCGCCGGGCTAGTTCTTGTCCTGGGTTGGTGCCGTCTTCTTTGACGTCATTATCCGCAAAGATAAGGATGCGAGTGTAAGATTCAAAGAGTTTAGGAAACCAGGGTTTCCACTGGCTGACTCCAGCAACTCCAACCGCAGGGATTCCCACGATACCCGATGCAACAATCGTGTCAATCTCGCCCTCGCAAATGGCAATCGTGTCGCTATAGCGATGCAAATCAAGTACGTTGTATAGCCCAATCTTTTGACCCGAAGGCCAGAGGTACTTTGGAGTTGTGTCATCTATGCTCCTGAACTTAATACCCACCACGCCAGCCGGCGTAAGGTATGGGATGGATAGTCTGCCAACTGCATGCTCATGTCCGGCACTAGGCTCCACGACGCTTCCAAGACGGAACGTATGCGCGACTTCCGCCGTTATTCCGCGTGCCTCTAGGTAAGAGGCTGCCTGTGGTGTGAGACTGTTGCAATATCTTTCGGCTGCTTCCGTGAGCAAGTTCCTCTGCTCTGCGTTTAACATCTCTAAACTCCTTTATGTTTTCCTTCCGAGCCACTAGGTCATACACGTCACCTAGCAGATTGCAGACCAAGCAATTGTATGCCTGGTTGTCCAAGTTGTACGCCGCGCTTGCCATCGAGTCATCATGGATGACACACTTGCACGGCACCCAACCATGACGGTCAAGAACCTTCACGCCGTAATGTTCTAGTACGGCGCCAAGGTCAGGCTTCGATACCACTTAGAACCTTCATCGCTTCTTCTGTGATAATAGACATCCCAGCCTTGCCCTTACCTGGTTGAGTAAGGTAAC